CCACTACTTAACGTAACCGACTTAGCTTCCCAAGCATTAACATTAGAAAACAATGTACGAAGCTCTAAAGGTTTCTGCTCTATACGAGGATCGCCAGATGACCAAGCACGTGTAGTGACTGATGCTTGAAGATGTTTAGCACCTTCATAAAACTTTAGCAACTCTCCTGTGTCAGTAATGGCATACAACTCATGTGCGGTGTTAGTGCTGATCTTTGTAAACTGCTTTATGATACCAAACCCATAAGATACACTGCCAGCATCATGCCCACCCGTTGCTGTACCACCAGACTCAACAGCTTCAGCGTCATCGCCATCTTGGTACGTATCTATAGAAACAAACTTTTTAGACATCGTATCATACACAACAACGACGTTACCGTAAATCGTTCTCATAGAGAACAGTCCATAGTTATCAAACGATATAGCTGCACTTAATGTCTTATCCTGTACAATGTTATCAAACAGTTTTGCAACACTCATAGAGAACGCACTGTTACGCCCTTCGTTACGAAGTTGTTGAACAGCATTAAACGAGCGCAGTCCGTCAGAATCTACGAAAGCAAAATCACCAAGAACATCTATAAACGAAAACTGGTTAACAGCCGATGTACCAAACAAATACTTCTTTGTAAACATTGGCTCACCAAACAACAAACGACTATTATCTGGTGTAACAGCATAAGAAGCAGAGCTAGTACCTACAAAAAAGCTATTTGTATTAAGCGGAGCTATGCAAGTAATAGGATCATAACTTACAGAATAGCTAATAGCTGCAGCCCCGCCAACATCTTCGTCAACAGAAATTTTATCACCATCCGTATTGATAGCTATAACAAAATCGAGAGGTCTGCCGCTAACACTATGATATATTATAGTACCGTCAGGACTAACGACGTACAACTTCCCGTTGAAGTACATCATCTGCTTACCAATAGGCACATACTCACGCTCTACAACACCATCTATAGTAGTATTATGTTCTGCATATGTACGACACTTACGAACAGTAACAAAAGCACTACTACCAGAAGACTTAAACTCAATAAGATTCGGTTGGTTGATGCCGTCTTGTACAACAATACCTGCAGAAGTTCTGGTTGGTGGTGTTGCAGATGTATCTACAGTAACACCAGACGTAGTTCCAGTAGACTTGTAAGCAAAGCCTCTGCTGCTAGAAGGTACAGATTGAAAGTATATGGTATCAACAGCAGGATCTAACTGCATCGAAGAGTTTATAGACGCATTCCACAGATGCGTCCACTGTTCTAATGGTGGCCCACTTTGCAAACGATGCCTATATTTAGCATCGCCACCTTGTACAAGTATAAGAAAATCCCCGACAGAATAAATACCTTGAAGCGGTACGTTGGCAGGAAAGCCTGTAGCAACTTCTAAAGGCCGTCTGATGGGACGCAGATCGCCAAAACGGTTACGAACATTCAAACCTAGCTGATACTCGTCTTGACCTATACGAGAATCATCCAGAGCCATGTTCATTCCTCCTATAAAAGAGGTCTGCGAGTAGCTAGCCATGTAAGTTTGTCGTGATTGTGGCGTTTAAATACTGCCTCCTGTTCTTGCCCACGTTCAAGATCAGCTTGCCTTCGCGCAAGCGAGCGCGAGGCTTTTTTATCGTGAAGGATTGCTTCATCTAACTTGCCCTGCTCCTCAAGAAACAACTCCATGCACTTGCTAACAAGTATGTTGTCATACCCCGGCGCAGGAAATTCGTCCGTGTCATTCTGCAAACGTGGCAAAGTTTTCTTATACAAGACTTGTAACGTATGCGAATCGTCTTCAGCAGCAGATGATGAGAATGGAAACTCGCTTACGTCTACAATAAGATAACGTGACTCCATGCTGTTCGACGGTATCTCTGCGTAAACTATACTGTTGTCTGCGTAGTCAATTAACTGCGCTACGCCTATCGTAGCTGTAGGTTTGTATGTACGTGAAAAACTAACGATGTCTGTAAAAGCTACATTGATGTTAGCTAATGTAGCTGTTCCCGAAGAACCGGATGCAGCAACAGCAGTACCGGCAACACTTAATAAATAAGCCTCGCTGTGTGGAGTTTTAACAACAACCTCATAATCATCATCTGTTGTTGTTACACCATACCACCTAACAACAAGTTTATTCGTACTGTTAGCTGCACCAGTAATAGACGTAGGCAGCGATACCTTCAAAGGACTGTAGCCTTTCACCCGAAACTTGGCGTGATTTGTTTCCCAATTATTCTCGCGATAACGCGCTGTAAGAGCCTCTGTTTCCCACACATCATTATTGCCAGCCTTCTCACGTATGCCGCGTATAGCGTATACATTTGTAGGCATAGCAACAGTCTTATCACCCTGCACATAGAACTCAGCTTCTTCCAAAGAACCCGGCATATCAGACTGCTCATAAAGCTCCTGCGCGGCTTCGTTGAGGTAGTCTAATAGTAAAGCACGTTGGCTGGTATCACTGGGAAGCATACCAACCTTCTTGCCAAAACGATCAAGAATATATTCTACACTCATCTCTTAACCAGTGCTGTTACAGCAGCTTTGTCACGCTTCACAAGCGTGGTCTTTGCTTTCGTAGGCGTTACTTTGACTATTGCTGACGTTGCCATTACTTCCTCTCCAACTCATACTCAAGACGATTTACTGTCTTTAGTGCTTCTTCTACGAATGCGGGGGATGCTAACGCGGCCTTCTGGAATCCCGGATGTTTTATCAGCCTTTCGCTGTTGTCCAGTTTCACTGCTACGCACCCGCTCGTTAGGATTAGCAAGAGCGTTAGCGATAGCGTTTTCCACCAATGTATCTTTTGCCTCACGACGCTTTGACGCACTAAGCTCCCGCCCCTCTCCAAAGAACTTATCCAGAATCTTCTGCAGGGCAGGTATAGCTTTAGCGATTGCATAGAGGAACTTTATCACAGGTTATATTTCTTACGCTTTTGCCTATCCGCTCTCTTCTGCGCTTGCGTTCTTCTACCTCTAGTTAACGCTGCACCACGCTTTTGTATCCCCACTCTAACACCACCACTATCTAAACGCTCTCTACGTTCTGTCTTTTTAGCAGCTCTTTTCTTCTGACGTTGTATCTTTTTGCTAGGACTTTCTGCAGATGTACGTCGCGTACGAGAACGAGAACCGGGGCCGCTAGCTTTTCTGCCTCCGCTAGCAGGGCCACGGCCAGATGGCTTAGCCGGTGTACCTGACGGTCTAGTTGGCGTTGTTGCGGTAGAAGGTTTTGGCTTAGGCTTAGGTTTTCCTTTAAGAAGGTTTTTAGCCCTACTTAAAACGTTTAAAACCGCCCGACCTCCACGTGTTCCCGCTACCGCAGGAGCAGCAGTGCCTCCAGAACCAGCTAAAGCAGCAGCCGTTAGTAATGCTTCACCACCTATCCTAAGACCACTCCCAACATTCTCAGCCCCAAACGTGCCTTTAACACGCGGACTACCGGGAATAAAACGTGTTAATGATTTTTTCTTACCAGCCGCTCTTACCTTTTTCTGCTCTGCTAACAACCTCTTCTTTTCCGCAGCACGTTGAGCAGGAGTACGATGCGGTTTGCGTGTAGACGTTGTGGTGCTTCCACGTGGTTTACGCGTTTGTGCTTTTGTTTTAGACTGTACAGGCGACGTTTTACGTGCATCAGCTTTTGCAAAATTACGATCAACTTGTTCTTTAAGGCGTTTTGCTGTCGCAAGTTTACGTGCGCGTTTCTGCGCCCCACTCTTCTTTGCCAACTCCATCAACCGCTGGCCGCCTTCTTTCCGTCTACCGTAAGCCATAGCTTAACCTTCCACTTTCTTTTCAACTTTACTCACGCCGTGACGCACAAAGATTGCAAGTACCGCAGTGATACCAACGTTCAACGCCGCGCCAAGTTCTAGTTCGCCGGTAAGATAGCCGCCAAGTGCGCCGATCAAACCAGTAACTCCTGCCCATAACGTTTTACTTTTTAACATGATTAACTATCTCCTAGGTTTCTTCTGTTTCTTCTGTTTCTTCTTCTGCCGCCTTGCAGCAGCTTTAGCTCTCTTTATACCTGCTTCGGTATACGGATAATGTTTTCCTCCTACTTTTGGCATTTTAATAAGTCCTCTTACGGGGTTTTTTTCTTCTAGCTACACCACGCTTATTTTTAGCTCTTTTAGCAGCACTTTTAGCTGTTTTAGCAGCACTAGCACCAGATAAAGCACCACTAATCACACCTAACGGGCCGAAAGCACCAGCACTAGCACCTAACCCCGCTGCTGCTCCTGCTCCCAAACCCTTACGTCTAGGTTTCTTAACTGCTTTACGTGCAGCTTTAGCTGCTTTCTTAGCTACACCTCCACCTACTATACCAGATAAAGGTGCTAACAACATACTTGTATCTAGCGCAGGACGACCACGTAGCCTAGTAGGTAAAGAAGGTGGTTTAGCACTTCTCTGCATCAACGGATTTTCTTTAGCAAATTGAATTCTACGTTCACGTTCTACCGCGCTCTTACGCTTTGGAACAGTTTTTGGTGTACGTTTTGTAACATCTTTTGGAATCTTACGTT